CAGGAGTGTCATTGCCGACATATCCCCACTTGGCGCGAAGCCAACGGGCAATGGCAGACCACATAACCGGCCCAAGCTCATCGTTACCAACATAGCCATAGTTGTCACGAAGGAACTGAGCGAAACCTGCCATAGACCCCGCGCCGAACTGCTGATCGATAGCACCCTTATACCCGTACAGCTTTGCGATCTTCTGGAGACCGGCGCTGTATGTGATACCGAACGGGTTGAACTCACCCGCAGGTGGGGCAGGAAGGGGGCCGGAAGGTGTGGGGGGAACCGGCGTGTACGATCCGACAACCTCATCCGGCGTGAACCACTGCCAGAAACCATCCGTTGTTGCGTATCCCTCCACTTCCACATGCACATGCGGGCCAGTGGAATTGCCCGTGGATCCCACGAAACCAATCGTAGAACCGTACTCGATACGTGCGCCACGCCCCGGCCCATTGCCATTCACGAAATGGCAATAGAGAGTGTCAGGGGTGTCACCGTCCCAGCGAACCCATGCGTAATGTCCGGCCCTGTCGTTATAGCCACGACTGTAGATATAGCCGCTCGCGGACGCGGGGACAGGGGTGCCCGTAGGCTGACCGAAATCAACACCGGAGTGCCCTGGATAGGTGTCCGGGTCATCGAATGGAATAGGAAGCTTGCTCATTGTGTTTCCTTTCTTGTTTACGGCCAGGTCTGCCACACGCCAGGAGTTACCTCAAGGTAACAGCCGACATGCGGTGCAGGTCGCGCGGCATGAATGTTCGTGTAACCATCCGAATAGAGAGTGTTACGAACATGCATGTTGGTAATGGAAGCGCCACCGTAGTAGAACACGTCGGTTCCACGGCGGGTTTCCGTGACAGTGGTGTATGGATCAATATCAATCTTGTTACCATCGACCAGCACACGCTGAGTAGTTCCAGTGATGCTGATAGCGCCCGTAGCACTAACAAGGTTGGATCCCTTGATCCTGTTGTTAGCAATCAAAAGGTCGTCGCACTGAACGAACGACAGTGCTGCACCTGCGGACGCATCGATAGAGTTGTCCACAATAGACAGGTTCTTCGTGACACCACAGCTAACCGCCGCCGACATATTAACAAACGTGTTGTTAGCAACCAGAATATTATTGGGGAACAGGTTAGGAACAGAAGCCTGTCGCGACCAAATACCAATGCCTCTGAGCCCCAGGTTCTCAAAGTAATTGTTCGTCACCTGAATTCGTCGGGCACCCTCATTAATTTCCAGAAGGTGAACAACAGTTGTGGCCTGATTGCTGACAAACCGGTTCCCGTCGATGACAACGTTTGTCATATTTTCCACGGTAGTTCCCGCAGAAACAGACACCCTCAGCTTACCGTCGAAAGTGTTTCCACGGATGAACTTACCATCGCCGCCCGCGAGGTGAACACACTCGAAAGGTACAACCGTGTTACGGAAGGTGCTGTTTTCTAGAGTGATATTCGGGCCACTTGCATTGTTGATGTATTGGTGCGACTGATTGCCGTCAAAGATGCAATCAGAAATGCGCACATCCTTAGTTCCCAGCATGTAGACCGAAATACCCATTCCCTTGTTTCCCTTAACGAGAACGTTGCGAATGACAATATCGGAGCAATCCAGGATGTTGTTCCACGGTTCGATATCGATGCCGTTCATGGGGAGGGTTCCCTTGTAGACACCGGCGTTGTTGAACCATCCCCCGTCAACAAGGATCTTGCGACCACCAGTGATCGAAAGACCCTGGCGACGGCACCCGTTCACCATGACATTGCGGAGAGTGATGTTCTCAGGGTAGAGAATGTTGCTTTCGTGGATAATGACACCGTCACCCCAGGTATCGGTAATGAGGATGTTCTCAATGAGAATGTTCGTGCCGCCCCACATAACAATACCGTAACCGAACTCACCAGTAGAACCGGTGTGAGAGTACAGGTCACCAGTGATCTTGCCGCCGCGAATGGTGACGTTACTCACTTCATTACAGCGAATAACGTTGTAACCCTTTTCGCCATTGGTGATTGCCTTAAGCTCTCCCACACCAACCATTTCAATGGTGACGTTGTCCTTCATGACGAGTCCGCCATTGTTGCGCAACTCACCATTGCCACCCGTGACGGTTTCATCATGAGCCTTAATCCAGTAAACGTCATCAATGAGAACCGTACCACCACCGATAGCATTCATCCAGTCGATTGCCGCCTGGATCTTAACGGTAGAGCCGATGTTGCTGGGATCCTCACCTGCAACAGCGTTGAACGGCTTATCCTTCACGTTGACAACATGGTAACGCCGCGCGTTGGCGTCAACACCTGCACCCGTGTTGTAGTCCGTGAAGTCGGCCACGTTCAGCTTGAGGTCGAAGCGGTCGTCAAGGCCGTCAAGGATCACCTGAGTAGCGTCCTGGAATGCCTTCGTGGCGTACTTGAGCCGGAGGGCGGTATTCGTGGCGCTGGCATCGTTACCGACGTGGATAGCGATAGCGGCATCCTGGATTGCAGCAGCTTGGGAAGCGAAGATTTCCGCCTGGTCGCGTGCTGCCTCTGCCGCATGCTGTGCGGCAGTAGCCAACTCGACTTGGTTGTGCATTTCCGCGACCGCGGCGGCAACCTCGGCCTCAAGCTCTGTCATCTTGGCATCCCATGCCGCGATCAGAAGCTCAGCGTATTTCTTCCATTCATCGGAGAGGTACGCCATAGAGGTGTTGACGTAGGGAATCAGGTGATTGACAAGCCATTCGCGCATCTGCTCCACCAGATAAATCTGGGAAGGGTTTTCGCGAATAGAGAACCCAACAATGTCAGGCATACTCCCCGCCATACCGGGGGGGTAGACAAGGGTAGGGATGGGCTGGAATGTGATATCGGGGCCGTTAGCCATATGATCTTTCCTTTGTTAAAGTGCGGGCAGGTCGGTGTAGTGGTAGGGAAGAATGTCGGAGCCGTTTTCCCAGACTCCCATGAACAACTCGGAAAGCTGATCGATAATCAACATGTCGGTGTTGATAATCGCCCCGCGATAAGAGTTGATGAGTTCGGCAGGAGCACCCTGATATCCGGTCACATGAGATTCTCCATTGGAACTCTCATTGCTTGTGGAGTCGGAACTCTGCTCTCCGTCACCTACGCTTGTTCCCTTTGAATTGCTATCGGCCCCAGAGGTGGCGTAGTCGCCGTCCGGCGACAACATCACTTGCGGAGTCTGTGACTGGACAGCGCGAGAAGAACTATTGTTCTCGCCCGTGTTATGAGAGGTACTTGTACCACTAAGCACCGCCTCATTCTCACCGGTAGTGATTGTTCGGAGGTCCATAGTCACGAGAGGATCGAACTGGATTTGAGCGCTCTTATACAACTGATTGTAGTAGGGCATGATTTCGTTCATCTTGCGTCGCATTGCGAACACAAACAGATCAACGGTCTCATGACCAATCTCACGGTTATAGTAGTGCTTAATGATCTTGTCATTCAGGGAGGCTCTATAGGACTCCTGAAAGATCGGGTAAATATCGAGACCGATATTAGACCTGAACTCAAGAACCCGGAAAAGCTCAATGGTGAAGTTAGGCACTTGCTCCTGTCCCTTCTACCGTAATCGGGTTGACCGTTTCCGCAGGCTGATTTGCATAGTAGTCCACCGTGACGTTCAAATCAAACATCTCGGAGATTTCCTCTGCCGCCTTCTGGCGAGCGTTCAGGTTCACCCGGCGTGCCGAGTTCACCTGATCGTCATTTGCGCCAACTTCTGCCTCAACAAGTCGCTCTTTCTTGTCCTGATTGGCATTGTTGATTCCCAACAGGCCCATAGCCTCATTCCACAAACGGGAACGAAGAATGGAAAGCGCTTCAATACTCTTAGGGTCAACTCCAAGATCAAGAGCTGCAACCATATCGCCAATGGCAAAGTTGACGGGGATCGTTGCCTCTCCTCTATCAATCATGTCATTGATGTTCTTGGCTGTGAGAGTACTGTTCTCGTTGTAGGTGAGAACCTTGTTGCGCCTAGCATTGCGGGTATTGATTTCGATAGTGCGGTCAATCTCTGCAAGCCTGTTCGCGTAAATCTGCACAATGTCATTATCCGGATAACGAAATGCGTTCGCCCACACCGGAACAGCCTTCAAAGCCGAAACAGTACGCCCAACATAGTTAGGACCGGTAACTGTGAAAGCAATCGGATCCTGAACAAGATTGTACCCACCAGAGGGTGCTCCACGGAGACCAAAAATCTGGTTCGTACCATGTCGCACCACAACTCCACCCGGCCCGATAACCGGCTCATCCCGGAAAACGACGCACAACGCCATGAAGTAGAGATTAAGCTCAAGATAGCGGACGTTAACGCCCGTGCTCTCGAAACCCTTCCATTCAAAACGGCCCATGCACAACTCGCCAAGAACGCGAAGGTACATACGCTCAATAACGGCGGTGCGATAGTCAGTCTGATTACGCTTCGTCTTGGGGCGACGGTTATAGAGATCTCTAATACCGTTCCACTCTTCCATAGAAGTACCCATAATCAACCTTACGGAGCGGGCTCAGTCGGGGCAGGAATCGTCTCTACGGGGGAGAGATACTGGAGCTTGAGCGAACGGAACTCCGCAATCGGGATCCCCACCGGCCCATCAACAAGCAATTGCTTCTGATACGCAACAGCACGAGCGGCGTCGCGAGTTTCCAGCCAGTTCGCAGACGTTCCCGGCGACGTGCCAGCAAGCGCCCACACATCGCCCGGCGTGGACGGGTTGTCATCGACAGAGCTAAACAGAATCATATTCTTCTTCCTCTTTTTCTGTACCGGAGGTTCCGGGTCGGGCTGCGGGTCAGGCGTCGGCGGAACATAACCGTCAATCGTGATCCCCGGCAGTGGCTTGTTGTCCGCGGTATCGATCAGGCCGATTTCATTCGCATCGGCCCAAACCGTAACACCCTTCTCAAAGATACCACGGATTGCTTGCTTGAAGGACTCGGGCATACCCGCCGCGCGAATATACGTTTCCTTCATCTTCCAATAAGTAAACTTCGTCATAACCATGAAGTTGTTAGGCACAAATGCGAACCGCTGAATAGCGTAACCATACCTGAGCCAATACTCACCAATGGCCTGAATGTTCGCCTGATCGGGCATCAGGAATTCAAAGCGGAAAGCCATAGTGCGATGCAGGATATCCAGAATCTCTCCACCAGCCTGCCCGGAAATGCTCGGGGCAGACAACTGGGCATCCTGAATCTTCGCCTGCATTCCCGCAATCGTGTTGGAGTAATCACCACGAGCGGCCCAATCCGCAAGACCCTTATTGGTATCCCTAATTGCCCCCTCAGCGTTTGCGCCAATGGTGCGGGCCGTGTTAGCACTATTCACTCGGTTAGCCAACTGAGCGTTAGAGGCGTCCTGCTGCATCCCCTGACCGATGAGCCCCATGACGCCAGTAGCAGCGCCACCGATACCACCCGCGAGCGCCCCCGCAGGGCCAGCGAACGCGCCCATTCCTGCACCCGTGGCCGTGCCACCAATGGCATTCGTCCAGGCGCTCTGCTGTGCAAGGTTGTTCGCAATACCAGTGCCGATGATGTCAGAGTTGACGCCAACAGTGTTCAACTGATTACCGGCCCAAGTGCCGACAGCGGAGTTATCGTAGGTGGCCTGATTTGCGGCAAGGGCTCTCTGCTGAGACCAATCCGCAGACTGGAAACCGAACGCGATGGAACGTGCGTTCTGTGCCATGTACATGATTCCCTGGTTGTTAACAATTGCAACACTCGGGAAATTGCTTACTGATACGGCTCGATCAAGACCATCGCCGTAAGGCTGAGTTGGGCGGAACGGCTCCTGATTCACACGAGCATTGTAGCTCTCAGGATAAATGGAAACGCGAGCGTTAGGCATCGTGAAAGTTGCCCTCTCACGGTACTCACCATGAACACTATTCCAGAATTCGGGTTGCAGAATAACCTGCTGCCCGGAAGGAGAAGCCATTCGGATTGCCATATACGGGAACGTCCAGAACTTCTTAAGGTGCCGGTAACGCGGAGGAATGTAGTTCACCAAATCTGAACGATCACGGAAATCACCATCCTGTAGCTTGCCCTTGATATCGGGCATTGCCAGAGAACCGCCCGGAGCGCGGTATCCACCAAAGGGAAGTTGTGCGCCAATGGCACTTTCACGGTAATAACGGCGATAATCGGGAACAATGTTGATCGAGATAATACCCTGAGTAACCCAAGGCTTATCGCGGTACTTCCACATGAAGTTCTGGAAATCCTGAACCGACTTGAACAAATACCACGCGGCACCGCTGGGAACACCGAAAGCCACATTAGAAATTGACGTGCGGAGGTTCGGCTTATCAATCGTGCCAGGATCGCCCTCAAGGTCTACGGTGGCACACACGATGATAGAGCTACCCACGAAGACGCCACCGCTCTCAGGGGTAACGCCAATGGGGTCCAGTGCCATGATTTCCCGGATGATACGATCCGTGACCATGTAGTTAGATCCCAGGTCGAGACCTTCCGGAACCGTGAGGTAATCGCGCCCAAAGTTACGGAAGTTATCCATGTTGGCGATACCAAGGTGGCTACGCTCAATGTAGCAACGCCCCAACTGAACGCGACGGATATACGTCTGCCAAAGGTCAAGCTGAACAGTAATTGCCGTGGTGTTGGGGGCTACATACTTCACATCGGTGATGAAGTAATAGAAGTACTGAGCTACATCCTTTTCTCCCACAACAAGTGGCTGTGCGGGGTTGTATACACGCACATAGTTGAACTTGGTTGCAACGTTAAACGGAGTGTCAATCATGATCGGCTCGGACGGCTTAGCGTACAGTGTGCGATCAATGACAAGGTTTGTGGACGCTGAGGAATTGATGTATGCGTTCAACTCATCAGTGTCTTTGTACCAAACAACGTCACGATAGTCGTTATTCCAAGTGACATTCGTGAAAGTAAGGTGAGTGCCGGGAGTCCACACGGCATAGTTGAAGTTCGTTCCGAAAGGGTAGTTATTCGGCGGATCTTTAATCTGATTCATTGTCTACCTTCTATACCAGAATGGGGAGGGTGTAAATACACCCTCCCCAAACCTTAGCACAAACTACTCAGCGATGTAAGTCCACGATGCCGGGGCACCGGGGGCAATCTCATACTTCGTAGCGTCGCGAGAAACAGCCGTGATTACAATTCCAGGGGAAGCCGTAGCAACCTGAACGGAACCGTTGTTCACGTTAACGCCGTCCTTCTTGTACTGAACGCCAGTAACAGTCGGAATGGTGATGTTATTGCCCTCACGGGTGGGAACCTCTGGAGTAACCTCCAGCTTTCCATCCTTGTCATCATCAGGGATGATTTCCGGGTTAGGCCACACGACAACAAGATCGCCCACAACGTTAACCGTGAGACGCTTGTTGAAGGTGGGGTCATCCGTGGAAGTGGCGACGATATCGAACGACGTAGCCGCCTCATCGATAGCCACATGCACAACAGCCGTGTTCGTGATGATGGTGTGAGTGCTCTGCTTACCCTCCAGCGCGAAGCGAACGGCATCGTTAATGCCGCCCTCGGGCGTGGTGATAGCAGAACCGGTCACCTGATACATGGAGCCACGCTCAAGGCTCGTGATGGGCGTGCCGCTCACGTCATGAACCTCAATGTCAGCCATACCAGTAACAGGCGTCTCAATCTCGGGGATAACCGTTCCCTCGCCAACCGTGATAGCGATAGCAGGAACGAACCGCGAGCAAGAGATAATCTGCCAGTGGTGAAGGAAGTGGTTCTCATAGAGACCCGCAGCGTTCTGGGTCGAACGCGTGTCATAGAACACGTCGTAAACCTGGAAGAAATCGGACGTAGTAAGAACCGCTCGAATATCCTTCATGTGCGACGGGAACTCATCAACGATCACGATGCGACTAGAAATCTCCGCATACGAAACGTTGAAGAGAACGGCAAGCGCCTCAACATCAATCGCCGCCTGGAACTCCGGCGTAGTGATAAGAACAAGATCCGCTTCCTCGGCGTGAACCGGCATACCTGCCGCGTTGTAGCGACGGGACAGGAATCGAAGCTTGCCAGTATACGTGCGGATCTGTCGCAGCGCCTGTCGAGCCTGGAGGGATCCGTCCGTGTCGAGCGGAATCTCAGGGCTGTGAACCTTGAAGAATCCGCCGTTACGCTCGTACTCCCCAAGGAGTTCCTTCATCATCAGGTACTCGTCCCAGTTGTCAGACTTAACCGGGGCGTCCATCAGCTGAGTGATGAGGGTGGAAAGACCAGTGGAGGTGAGGAACGCCCGCTTAAGCGTCGGCTCATCAATCGTGATCTTGTACATGTCTTCACGGTTGATGGTGTGGTAGGAGGTCTGAATCTCCGGACGCTCACGCGCAAACAGAGCACGCTCACCATAATCCTGATCGTGGTCGTAGCGATACGCCTTGAGGACGCCAACCTGGAATTCCTCAACCGTGTCACCGAACTCAAGCATTCCCTTCTTGAAGATTGCAAGAGGGTTGTTCCACATCTGATTGCGGCCAATGGTAAGGCCAACCTTATTGATAAAGGCAGATGCGAACTGATTCCACGCGCCCGGGAACTTATCCATAGCGCGGACCGTAGCAACAAGGTCGGCCTGATCGGCCTTGGGAATCCGGGCCTGGAATTCCATTCCCATGTCCTTGCGGACCCAGTTGAAGATTTTGTCACCGCTCTGATTGGGGTCAAAGGGGACCATCGTAATAGGCTGCATTTACTTTCCTTTACTTATACTCGGGCTCGCCGAAAATGTCTTCGACGTCGTCATCGTTGTCATCGGTGTCATCAGAGGAGTTATCCTCTTCAATGGAAGGCTCTCCATCGGTAGCAGGAATCTGCTTAATGAGGGAGTACATTTCTGCCTGGAGCTCAATGTTCTGCTGAGTCAGTTTTGCAACCTCATCAGTAAGAACCTGAACGGCAGAATCGGCAAGGCCCATGTCCTCGCCGTAGGCGGAATTGATATCGTCCAAGAACGTATCAGGATAGGCAACGGTTGCACCATCCTCACCGGTTCCCAGGGTGGAAATGAGATCGTTAAAGCGTCCCATTGTAACCTCTTTCTTTGAATGTTTAAGCGTACATAAAAGGGGAGGAACCTAGCCGTATTGGGCGGTTCCTCCCCTATCTATGGTGATGCATCCGGCGTGCGGAATCGGCAGGTTGCGAACTCATGCTACCACACCCGCGATCCAACGCGTGCAAATTGGTGGGTAGTCCGATGCCGACACTTCCGGACCCCGTAAAGGTTTGAAAGCATCGGCACCAGGCTACTACTTCTTGGGCTTGTCCGCAACCTCTGCGGTCTCACCCTTGGGCTTCACGGTGCGCGTGCGCTTGGGCACGAGAACCATGAACGCCTTAGTGGTGCCGTCGCCCTGATCCTCCGTGGAATCCTTGACGGCGCTGAAGTTGGCCTCACGAGCGGCGTTCTGGAAATGAACGATTTCGTTCGCGATGGTGCCGCCTCGGACGCCCTCCACCTTCTCGGTCGTGCCGACAATCGCGTAGGCCGCCCCGTCGCCCGCAGCGATAAGCTCCTGAATTGCTCCAGCGTACTTGTTCGGCTCGACGTGACGCTCGTAGTTGGTGATAAGACCGGACATGTTCTTCTCCTAATGTTTGTGGGAACCTGCCTGATTCCCGGTGTGCTAGAAGTCTAACACACTATCGCTCACAGTTTCAAAGTGAACGGGATCTTTTCCAGAACCAAACCCCCCGGGACGGAACGCGGTGCAAGCTTCCCCGTAAATACCTTCCCATCAACCATGTCATCGAACGTCAACTTAGATGCAACCGGCTCAGGGAGGCCCGCAAACGCTACCTTATACTGTCCATCCTCTTTCAACTCTAGATACGCCTTCGCACGAATGAAGAACGCTTCCTGATAGTTATACTCGTGCTTCCATGCACCTAGCTTCGTCGGGTGCACGTCGATGGATTCGGGAATCGTGTCTTGCATGAGATGTAGGGAGTCCGTATCTGCATACGCGAACACGTCATAATTTGCTTGGGCGGCCCGGATAGTTAGGTCTCTGGCATATGAGGTTACGAACACGGCAATTGCGGTATAAATCGGAGGTTTACGCGCATCTTCCCCCCGGATATATCGCACCTTGTTATCCTCTAGAATGGGAACCTTTCCGGTAACATTGGGGTTGCTGCCGAATTTCCCGTATAGTGCGTTAAGGTGCAACTTTGCAATTTCTCTCTGGCCGCCTTCGCTGTTCGCTTTCACTTCCATCCATTTATCGATGTACCCATCGAACATTCCAATAGTGCCGCGAAACTTCCATCCGCCGCCATATTCCAGAATGGTCATATCGTAATGATCCATATATAGTGCCAGATCAATATTAGTCATCATCAGTGTTGTCGGCTCTTTCACCTCTTTCAAGTAAACCGTTGCTCCAAAGATAGATGATCCTTTGATTTGCAAACAAGGAATGTGATCCGGCTTCAATCGAGCAGTAAACGTCACTGACATGATGACAAGAGGATGCAGCGCTGTAGGCGTTACCCTCCCTTCCTCAAACACGGGCATGCCATAGGGGAGCACAGTGTTATACATCACGGAAGGGTACAGTGAGTTAACATCCAAAACTAGGCCGCTGCCAACCTTACGGC